TTTGACACACTCAGCCGCGACATTTCCGCAATTAACAAATCGATCCAGGTAGAGCAGAAGAAGGAGGAGGCGAGAGCGCAGATTGCGATGTCAAAGATGCGTAATGCTAAGAAGTCAGAGGAGCAGAAAGTAACTGAGAGATTTTCATTTTTGAAGGTACTCAATCAGTTGAGCCGTGGAGTCGCACCTGAGAACATGGGCGGCGCTGAAGGTGAAGTACATCAACAGGCAATGTCTGAGGCAAGATCTGCCGGTACAGCAATAACAGGTTATGCACTACCTGCATTCATGATGAGAGCGCAAACTGCCGCAACTGCCGCAACTGCCGGTAACTTGATTGCAACTGACTTGGATTCTGCCATCATTCCGGCATTGAGACCGCGTACCGTCATGGCTGGATTAGGGGCAACCTTGCTCACGGGTTTGACATCGAATCTGGATTTACCCGGTGGAAATGCCATCTCGACCGCAACTTGGGAGGGGGAAAATGATGCAGTAGCTAATACAGATCCATCTACAAGATTGGTATCATTGAGGCCTAACAGATTGGCTGCACAGACAACGGTAAGTAAGCAGTTACTGATTCAGTCTTCATTTGATGCTGAGGCATGGGTAAGAGGAGAACTGGAAAACGCAGTCGCTCGTGCGGTTGATAGCGCAGCAATCCAAGGTAACAGCGCAAACATTGACGGTATCCTCGGTACTTCCGGTGTTGGTGATATTACTTTTGGTGGCGCGGTTACTCGTGAGAAGTTGATTGATCTGATAACAAAGATTGCAGTTGAAAATGCAGACGTGGCGAATATGTCATTCTTGATGAATCCGATCGTTAAGGGTGAATTGATGCAGTCGGCTACTGACGCAGGATCTGGAATGTTTGTTATGGACAACGCCAACACCGTACTAGGTTACAATGTTGCAGTATCTACACTCGTTCCGACTAACATTGCGTCCACAAAGACAGCGGTGATCTTCGGTAACTGGGCAGATTTAGTTATTGCGAATTTCGGCACAGGAGTTGATCTCGTTGTAGATCCATACACTGCCGCCGGTACAGGTCAGGTTGTTGTTACTATTAACAGCTACTGGGATGTGAAACTGAAACAGCCTAAATCATTCGCATTCGGTAACGACATCACTTGGTCAGCGCTCTCCTAAGGGTGTACTGAAGTCGATTATATAGGGGAGAGTTGACGCTCTCCCCTTTTAAAAAATAAAGACAATGGCAAAAGGAAGACGAACGACACCGCAATACGAGACAAGAGTTGTCACACCAACATCACAACCTACTGGATGGACGCGTCAGGGTATAGTCATCAAGACGATGTATCATGCGTTCGGACTACCAGGGAAGATTGGAGATCTGGTTGAGGTTGACAATGACAGGTACGACGAATTGATTAAGAAAGGATTTATAAAGGCGATATGAAAGTAATTGCTTCAGCGGCAAAAAAAGCGATGGTAGTTGATTACGATGATGACCTCAAGAATCATCTTCGTATCTTTGATGACAGCGACGAGACGCTGATCAAAGGCTACATCCGTGCCGCCGGGGACTACATTGAGAAATACATTGGCCGACCGGGTAAAACAAGCGGCCTACTTGATCGTTGCTGAGATGTATGAACAAAGGGAGAACAGATCACAGAACGTAGCTGTCTTCCGTCGATCAGCTGACTTATTACTTGACGCTGAATCGTTAGTGTTATGATCTACGCCAACGCATTGAGCCAGCAGATTGCCATCGGCGCGATGGACGAGAAACTGACGCTGAAAGTACGCGGAGCGGAGACTACTAACGACCTCGGTGAAGTGACTAATGTTACCACGGTAGATACTATTTTGGCGTGCCATGTTGTTGACATGATGCGTGACGAGGAGGACGTTAACGACAAGCAGACCGTTATGGATTACAGGGAGTTTGTATGCAGATATAAATTGTGCGATGTTGAAGATCAGGTGTTGTACGGATCAGAGACCTACGACATTGTACGCGTGGAGTCGATGGGAAGAAAAAGGTATATGAAGTTGAAATGTAAATTGGTGAAGTAATGGGAAGATTATCAGAAGCTTTGAATACTAGATTAAGAGAGTCTTACCGTACAGGAAGATACACTGTCAATAGAGATACTGCTCAGAGACGATCAGATATAGATCAACAAATGAATAAAATTGTAGGCGATTTTTATAAAATACTTGATAAATATAATACGTCTATAAGTAAAAAAACTATACTTGAACGCGCAGGTAAAGTTGTAATTACTGGATTAAAACAAAAATCTGAAGCAATAGAAGATACGGGTAATCTAAGACAGTCAGTAGGATGGATAAGAATTAAAAGCAAAGTGTCCGTTATGGCAGGATTCAACTACTGGAAAGGTGGACGACACGCGCATTTGGTAGAGTATGGTTTTATTGCTAAAAATGGCGAATACGTGCCAGGATACAATCTAGTAAAAAATACATACGAGGAAACAAAAGAAAAGGTAATCAGCAATCTTATAGAAGAATTTAAAAAAGAAACTGATAAATTATTACGTGAAATAGGCAGATGACAGGGGACGTATCTATATATAATCTTCTCAATGACGAAATAGGCAATGTCTATTTTAACAAGTTTGCGCAGTCTGTTAAACTTGACGAACCTACGCCAAAGGTTTTGATTAAGAATATCACTCACAACAATGCCACGACTAAAGACAAACTGGGCCGTGATGAATTCACGTACAGAATTGAAATAATAGGTACGAATTACATGAACATTAGCGACACAGCTAATGAAGTGCGCGCGTTGATGGTAAACCATACAGACGAGGCGGTCTATTTAATCGATTACGATACGGCAATTTATGACACCAATGAAACTGCCGAAATACATAGAATTATTCAAGATTATAGGGTTTTTATAAACGAAGTAAATGCTAGTTAAAGTCGTATATTTAAAAGATCATTCTGGATACAAAAAAGGTCAGGAATGGGCAATGTTACTCAATTATGCGGAGAGATTCCAGCGTGAAGGTGTTGTACGGATAATTGACGGCGACGTTGACAAATGGATAGTTAAGCCGGAACCTGAAGTAGAAGAAGTAGAGGATAATAAGCAAATAGAACAAGTAACAGAAACTGAATATAATATAATAGAAAGATTAATTAACAATATAAAATAGATAAAAAATGGCAACTACCGGTATAGTTAATGGTCATTATATGCGTTTTTTCGACGCAGATACTGGCAATCCGTACGCAAAAGCTACTGAATGTACGATAAGTTTTTCAATGAGTAGCCGACAGACAAGCCACAAAGATACAGCTGGAAGCGGATCAGGATGGCGTGAAATTTCTGCTGGTGAAAAGTCTGGAAGCGGTTCTACATCAGCGCTGGAACTTAACGCCGTAAATAATGAAAATGTTACTTATTCATGTAGTTTTGAATTCTCAGGCGAAGTAGTAAGATCATAATCATGGTAGTAATCAACTCAGTAAAACACCACCCACGGATTAAGAATTCCACACTACTGCTATTCGCGGCGGCTGAAGGTATTGATCTCGGAAAGATTGACAAGGTTTTAGCATCTTTCAATTACGAAATCGCAGTAAAGCTATTTGTGTTTGCCGTCCAAAAGGAGGGAGGCAATTTAACGGCTGATGAAGTTCATGAAGAGGTAGATCAAAGGATCGACTGCTTTACCGAACTAATGACATACGTCGCGACTCAGTTGAATCCTGACGGCGTGGGGGAGCAGAAGCCGGGACAGCCCGGCAAGAAGAAGACGGCTGCCTAAGTTTTGGAATGATACGGTCAAGGGCGTTCTACTATGGAATGTCCTTGACCGATTTTTATGAAGCAACACTGGGTGAAACATTTGAGTACATCCACTCGCGAGGTCAGTATGAAAAGCTGAAATTTGAAAATGAATGGAAAGTAATGAGGTGGCAGTCTACTTTGATTCTAAACTTGATGAGCAGCAAGGGCAAGACATTCAAACCTGAAGATCTATTTACATTTGACGACGAGTACACCAGGCCTAAGATCGCGCCTGATTCTCCGGAAGCTGAGGCGGTTTTCAAAAAAATGGAAGAAAAATATAGACAACGATGGCAGTCAAGATTGGAGACGTAACGATACGAATAGGGGCAAGCACTAACGAACTTGAAAAAGATCTGCGGAAGGCGGAACGGGCGCTCCAGGCTACTGCGCAGAAGTTTACTGCAATCGGTCAGAATCTGACGCTAGGCGTAACTGCTCCGGTACTTGCTGCTGGTGCTGCCGCGTTCAAGATGGCATCCGATTATGAAGAGTCCTTAAATAAGGTTCGCGTTGCATTCGGTAGTTCGTCATCGTCAGTTGAAGAATTCAGCAAGACTGCAATAGATTATGAGTACGTCCCTTGTACAATTGGCTGGCGATTTGTCTTCATTTAAAAACATAAACATTGAAGAAGTAACAACTGCGCTCGCGGGAGTCTTCACTGGGGAGACAGAATCCCTGAAGCGTCTCGGTATAGTAATGACTGAGGCTAATGTACAGGCGTATGCTTTGGAAAAAGGAATAAAAAAGAAACTCAATACAATGTCTCAAGCCGAAAAGGTGGCATTGAGATATGAGTACGTTTTGAACGCAACTAAAAACGCACAGGGAGACTTCGCACGGACAAGTGATGGCGCAGCGAATCAGATGCGCGTAGTATCGCAGGCCGTTAAGGATTTGGGAGCTGATTTCGGTAAAATACTTCTTCCAGTAATTACGCCACTGATTAAGTCAATAGCTGATGCAGTTAAAAGATTTGCTAATTTAGACGAAGCAACTAAAAAAACAGTTATAACAGTGGCGGCATTGGCTGCTGCGATAGGCCCTGTATTAATCGTATACGGAAAGTTAAATAGCTTATATGGTTCAATAGCGACTGGAATTGCACGAGTGACTGCACAAATGATAGCGAACGCGGCAGCTACAGCGGCAGCAAACGGAACGGTAGCTACATTAACAGCATCTACCGTAACATTTGGAACTACACTAAAGGCTGCAATTTCTTTTCTTGGGCCGTATGCAATCGCTATAGCTGCTATTGGTGCAGGAATATACGCGCTATACAAAAACTATGAAAGTGCCAGCAAAGAGTCAAATAGACTTAACGAAATAAATGGAAGAGCAATTGAATTAATTGCTGAAGAAAAATCAAAAACTGAGTCACTTATAAGTGTACTTAGAAATGAAAACGCCACAAAAGAAAGAAAAGAAGGCGCGCTAAAAAAACTTCAAGAAATAGCACCTCAATACTTTAAGAATCTTTCCATTGAGAAAAGTAGTATTAATGAAATAAACAAAGCGTATAATGAATACAATAATAGTTTAGAGAAAAATATACGCGCTCAATTAGGTAGGGAGGATTTAAAGCAGCAAATAATTGATGAGGAAAAACTTAGGAAATCTATAAAAGATCGCCAAGCTGAAATAGAAAGACTAAAGCCAATTACTCCTCAAAAGGTAACATTAACACTTACTTCTGGTGGTGCTGAACAAGAGGCACAAATAAAAAGACTTAAGGCATTATATGACGATCAAAACGCTGAATTAAAACAACTCGACTCAATTATAAAGCTTAAGGATGAAACAAAAAAATATATAAATACAAATACAGATTTAGTAGAATCAACTTCAAATATTAATACCAATTTTGAAAATGCTACCGATAAGACAGATGAGTACACTAAAAAACTGCAATCATTAAACAAAGAACTTGCCGACAATGAAAAACTATTTAAGGCTGGATTAATTACAGGGCCAGAAGCTGCCGTAGTACAGTTGGGTATTTTACAAAGTAAACTAGAAACATTAGTTTTATCAGGACTTGATCCTGCGTCAAATTCAATTAAAGACGTAAAAGATTCAATAGAAGAATTAAGGAACGTAGGAACTGTTGACTTCTTACCGCCTACTGATCCTGGAGCGACATTTGGAAAAGCAATCGGACTTTTAGAGGGTGAACTATTAAAAGGAGGCAATGCTGCAAGTCAGGCGACTGCAAAAATACTTGCAGATACAGCTGGCAAAATTCAACAATACTACGTCGGCATAGGTGAGGGATTTGTAGATTTGACTGGAAAGTTTAGGCCTTATGTTGATGAAATTGCAAAAGTTGCTGTTGATATTACTCAAATTGTAAACTCAGCAATATCATCTTCATTAGAATCTGTAGGCGTTTTGATTGGCAATTTAATATCAGGCGAAGGCGCAGGATCATTAAAACTTTTCTTTAATAGCATATTGACGGTTATACTTGATTTTGCCATCGGATTGGGAAAGCAATTGATAGCGCTTGGAACTGCTACGGAATCCCTTAAAAAATTATTTACAAATCCAATAGGCGCAGTTATAGCCGGAGTAGGGTTGATTGCGGTTGCAACAATTGTAAAAGGCATAATTGCCAAAGGTGTGCCATCTTTGGCAATTGGAACAGATCAAGTAAAATCAGACGGTTTAGCCATGATACATAAGGGCGAAGCCATCGTCCCAGCGTCAGTAGTCAAGGGAGGATTCACAGGTGGCGGCGGTGGAGAAATATACGGTAGGTTAAGTGGAATAGATTTGTTGTTGTCAAATGAATACGCTAAATCTTACCACAAAAGATTAAGATAATGGGGAAAAGACATATTGCAACGGGGATTTCAATTAATGGATATGAATACGAAGTAAACGTATATGATGACGATTTTAGCGGGTCCCCAACACGACTAACATTGTCTCCTGAAATATTATTCGAGACCCACGGCAACGACAGGGATCATCTTGAAATAATCACAACGGCCTCAGCGACATTTAATGTAATGATGATCGACGAAACGGCAGAAACACTAATCACTGATATAATTAATGCGGACGAAGGTAGGTTTTACGTAGAATTAAAATACAACACTTTCAAAATATTCTTTGGACGTATAATGTCAAATGGTATTTCTATTGAAGATAGTTATAGACCATTTGTAAAATTGCAAGCAATTGACGGATTAACTTTATTAAAGGATGTTCAATATGAACATCCGGAAGTAAATCAATTCAAATCGCTTGCGTCCATATTTATAAAGACCATAAATCAAGTTGATGTAATTAACAAATACTACAACGCAACAGATGGTATAATTTACATGGCATCCAAGTTGTACGTAAATGATGCCACTATGGCAAGCAGTAGGATATTTGAAGTAGTCAGCCATTTTGATTACTTCTATAAAGTAGAAAACGAAAGGAAAGAACCATTAACATATTGGGAAGTACTTGAGGAGCTATTAAAGAGATACAATCTAAGACTTGTATATAATAGCGGATTGTATATGATTCTTGGGAAAGAATTATATCTTTCATCATCTACATTGCAGGAAAGGTTATATCAAAAGAACGGCACTGGCGTTGCGCCATTAATTACATTTCCGACAATAGACATCCAGGCATCTGATACTTTAGCCCTTGCTGGGGGCACGTATTATTTTGAGCCTGGGGTAAAAAAGGTTTCTATAATTACAGACAAAAATTTTGTAAATAAAAATTTAGCCGAAGGCCTTTTTTGGTACAACGATGACGAAACCTACCAAAGCGTAGGATTCATGCAAAAAGATAAGCGATATCAATCGTTTATTAAATTCACGATATTTAATGATTTTTTACCATCTGATTACCCGGAAGTAAAATGGGTTAGGGCGAGAATGTATTTCAAGGCGCAAGAATTTGGAGGTTCTGACATTAAATACCCAAAAATGAGTTATACGGTTTCTGCTGGAACTCAGGCGCATTTTTATGTTGTCAGCCCTATTTACCCAATTCAACAGCTTACAAGTGACGCAGCAGAGACAGCGATAGTAATATACTTCAGAAACATTCCGCAACTAGAGTACGGCCTTAATTTTATTTTTGAGGAGTACGATATAGATCGTACTATGTCCTTTAAAATAGAATACGACGGGCTATATGACGACTATCCTGATCAGCCGGGGTTCCCGTGGGAAGATAATTTAATTCCATCATGGGAAACAATTCCATTTAGATACCAAGTGTCACAGCAGTTTGGATTTTATCCACAGCTTCAATCTGATATAGTTAAATTTTCTGCCGTAACTGATTCTACCGAGGTCTTTATAAAAGAAATAAATATACTTGCATCTGACAAGTATGGCACTGAAATGACAAGGCCTATTTTGTCAAAGGCAGGGGTAGGGCATAACAGGAGCAATGACAATTGGCGTTTTGATTCTGCTGATCCGTACGAGCCTTTAGAAAGGGCGATATGTAGGAATGTACTTAAATACACGGCTGCAAAACAAAAGTTTTTAGACATATCTCTTAATGTCATATCGCTGTACCCGACACCTGCAAATTACATAACGTATAGAGGTGAAGATTTTTTTGTAAGTAAAATAAGCTGGAACCTATACACTGCCTTGATGCAGATCACTGCAATTAAGTTGCCGGAATCTACGCCGGATATAACGGTTAGTACATTAGCGCCTGTCGAAAAGGAATTTCTGCAAACATTTACTGGATACGAATCAGACGCCTTTAGTGGAAATTTGTCTTTGGAAACATATTACGAAGCCTTTGAAAATGTAAGTGCCAATTATGTCACAATTGATGCAAATTTAGAATTATTTTTGTCTTCTGAATTAAGTACAAACCAACGGCGCTGGAAAGTATTTTTAAATGGATTGAAATTAAAATTAGTTGATCATACGTCTTTTTCTTTTCCATTAAGTGCGGGCGATATCCAAAGTAATGAGTATACGTTTGATCCGGCTGAAAATAAAATTTACTTTGCCTATCAATTGGATGGCGAATACGTGGAATGCGAATACATTAAAATATGATGAAATACATAATCCCATTACTACTCCTCACGTGCGGACTATCTGCACAAACTAAGTGGAGACAGATCGAACGGTCAGCGGTCAAGTGGCGCGTACCTGCGGCGTATGATTCTATTCCCGGTCAGACCGGGTATGCGTCGAAGTACATCGACTTCACGACGTTGATGGACACTGTTGGCGTGACATCATTCGCTATCGATTCACTTGACTATCGCAATGATTCGCTACTGATATGGGTCGGTGGTGGGTACTACTTCGCCATAATTCCACAGGGAGCGAGCGGATCAGGTGGCGATGGTGAGGTGGCCTATTGGATGCAAGACACACTTGCAGGAGATACGGTACACTTTTGGGATGTCTCTAACAAGAGGCTAGGGTTGAATACTAAGACTCCGGCGGCATTGCTGCACGTCAAGAAGAATGAATACGCGCTACCGGTGGCGCAGTTCGAGAATCCAGGGACCAACGGACAGACGGTCCTAATCAAGCACGGCGCGTCATCAGATGCTCGTTACACATTAACACTACAGACTCCGGCGGCTACTACTTATTTCGATGCGCGCGGTTACATGGGTTTGGGCATATCACCGTCCTATCCTATCCACGTATACGGATCGAATGGAATAAGTAGGTTTGAAAACACGAACACCAACGGAGACGCTGGCCTAGACTTCAAGAATGGAAGCAAGCAGTGGCGCGTTGCGATGAATGCGGAGGGTGGCAGCACGAACAACCTACACTTCCGCGACGTAACCGGATCACGCTATCCGTTGACGTTGCAGTCATCGAATGGGTATGTCGGCATATTGAATCTTACACCAGCGAGAGAACTACACGTAACAGGTAGGGTGAGAGTAAGTACCTTGGATAGTGATCTTACGCCGCCTACTACTGCCGGAACTACTAAGATGGTAATTACTGATGAAGATGGGGATCTGTCGTTTGCGACGATCCCGACAATACCGGCTGATAGTACGGTAGTGACGCAAGGTTACGGAATAACGGTAGCCGAATCACCGACGAACACGTACAACGTGAAGGCTGACACGTCAGCATTAGTTACGCAATACGATCTTACTGCGTCGAATCAGAAACTTTCCCATAGCAGTACGGCCACTACTCACACCACTACTCTATCTAATGCTGGTGGGTCATTGGTCTTAAAGGAAGGATCGAACGTTACGCTAACGACATCCGGCAACGAGGTTACGATAGCGGCAACCGGTAGCGGTGGCGGCATTGATAGTACAATCATTATAGGCGGCTGGGGAATCGAATCTACGGAATCTCCAGCGAATACATTCAACCTAATCGCCGACAGTACACAGGTTGCGTCTCAGTATGATCTGACGTTGAAGCAGGACAAGCTGACGAACCCGGTAACTGGGACTGGAACAACCAACTACGTCTCAAAGTTTACCGGCACGTCTACGGTTGGAAATTCACAGATTCAAGACAACGGAAGTACGGTGGGAATTGGTGCGTTGAATGCATCCTATAAGTTTTATGTCAATTCCGGCAACATGAAGTTAGGGGAAAACGCCACGGCTAATTCGCTTAATAAATTATACTTTGGCGATGGTACTTTTGTCTACGTTGGCGAAGACGTTGCAGACAATAGACTTTATCTGCGTGGCGGATCTTTGGCTGTAAATATTAACGGATCGTTAGGCACTGCTGGTCAGGTTTTAAAATCATCGGGATCAAGTACAGTTACGTGGCAATCTGACGCAGACACAGATCAGCAAAATTTAACATACACATCATCAACTGGTTTGATGGAAATAACAAATGGTACATCTGCCACTATTCCATTAGCTACAACATCTGCAAGAGGATTGTTGCCGACATTAAGTAACTCGTCAACTCAATTTCTTAATGGACTTGGTAACTGGGCTACTCCGTCGGGGGTTGTAACAAACCTATCGTATGCCAACACGACTTCACCTGTTACGTTGAATTCATCAACAGGTACAGACGTTACGTTCACGGCCGGTAGCGGAATAACACTGAGCGTGACGGGTAGTAACATGACGATTACTGGCAGCGGTGGTGGTACTACAAACCTATCTTATGGGGCGTTAAATAACGGAGGTGCTCCATCAAGTTATGGCGACTATGTAATGATTGATAATTCGTCTGGTGCGGACATTAATATAACTGATGGAGATGGAATCGATATAGAAAGGCACTCGTCTAATTTTGCTGGGTATAAGTTGAATCAGAGTTATGCTAACTTGATACGGACAACCAATACTGGCGTAGCAATTACAAGTACCGAAACTGCCGTAGATTTTACCGGCGGCTTCGAAAACGGAAACATGACATATAGCACAGTTAACGACAACATCACATTAACTCAAGCAGGAACCTACGATATAGAGTTTTCGACTACCGTTTACACGACTGGAACAACTACCAGAAGAGTTGAATTTACAATGTACAATAGCACAAATGCACTACCTGATGTGATTAATATCATTCAAGATGTCGATGCTGTTAAGTATGAAACTATGAGTAGGTCAAGAGTATATGTATCTAATGCGGGTAGTACAATATCTATAAAAACCAAGTACGATAGCGCAGTTGGTAGTGGTACAGACATTTACTACCGGTATCCATCTTTAAAAATAACAAGATTAAAATAAAATAACATGAAACACATCATTATTTTTCTTTTCCCGGTATTGTTATGCGCGCAAAGGGATTCACTAACTAACGACTACAGAGTTTTTGCGGACATCGATACGACCACTTATGCCGCCGGCAAGATGATCGTAACCTTTGAATCAAAAAACCGATTAGGTACGCGACTTATAGAGGTTGACTCCATCGCGTCGGCAGACTTTGCCACGTATATAGATTCTTTAATTGAATTGTATCAGCCAGACTCTATCATTACCAACAACGTTACCAATTCGTACTACGATCAATTCAGATCATTCAACACCCAGCGACTGACTATAAAAAATAAACTCGTAAAACTTTGGGCAATAAAACCATAGAAACCCCGTAACGTCACCACCTTTTCTCCCGACGGACGGCTCACTATATGTGGGCCGTTTTAGTTACATCTATACCCATTAGATGTACTTATATTTGTATCTATAATATGACGAAATGGCGTGCGATATAATTAACTTACAAGCAGTACAAGGCGACAACTGGTCGTGGACTGCGACATTTGTAGACGAGAATGACGATCCTATAGACCTGAGTGTATATGACGACATTCAGATGGAAATCAGAAAGAAACCTGGAACGGCTGTGATCGCGGACGCATTCCTGACGAATAACGGATTCTCTGTGATTGGAACGGATAGTAATATTCTTTCTTTGGATGAGTGCTACATTTCTACCGATGTACAAGGCGTGTATCAATTTGATGTGCAATTTATCCTTGCCGGAAATGCCGAGACGCTGATACGTGGGACGGTCAACATATTACCTGAAATTACACAATTGACTCTCTGATGAAAGTAACGATTCAAGATTCACGAACATCTGTAACGGTTGAACCGAGAGACTTCAGAGTGACGGTATCAGGTGCGCGTGGGCCTGCTGGTCCTGCCGGTGCTAACGAATGGGGGGAGATTACAGGAGACATTATAGATCAAACTGACCTATATAATGCCCTTGAAGATAAAGTACCGTACACAGGAGCGACAGGCGATGTAAACCTGGGTGAGCATAAGTTAATGTTTGCCAATGCCTCAGAACTACGGGAAGGTACATATGACTTTGGCGGTCAAGGCGGTATAAGTCAGATTTGTTCGGTCGGTTTTGAAAACAATTGGCAGTCGGGGTTTAATCATATTTTCGACAACAATGGACTTATAAGAGAGTCACTGCATTGTTTTGATATTGTACCTGATTCGTCTTTTGATTCATCGTTACGATTCAAAATAGGTAGTCTTTGGAAACTTGACGATGGAACTATATACGAATGCGTTGACGCTACTATAGGTGCGGCAGTGTGGCAATTATATAATCCTTATGAAACTGACATAAGTGGATTAGTACCATACACAGGCGCAACAGCAGACGTAAACCTGGGCGAGTACGGCGCGCAGTTGGGGAATCTGGAATTCGACAACACTCCAACCAACGTCCCGACTACAGCGGGTAGTGTGTACTGGAACGACACCGACGGAACGCTGAATATGGTGTTGAAGGGTGGCCAGACGATCAGCCGAATCGGTGAGACTCAGCACATCAGGGCATTGAATAACACCGGCGCACAGATAGCCAGGGGTAAAGTAGTGTACGTCGTAGGTGCCCAAGGTCAACGGTTAACTATTGCGCTAGCCGATGCTGATACAGAGATACTATCGAAGGATACTATAGGTTTCACAGCCGAAGCCATCGCTGACGGTGCGGAAGGATTCGTGATCGTACAGGGTGTGATAAACAACATCAGCACGACAGGAATGACGGACGGTGCAACGGTGTACCTATCGCAGACAGCTGGGAGTTACACGACTACGCCTCCAGCTGATCCGGCGCACTTAGTGATACTTGGATTCATCGTGAATGGTGGTAGTGGTGGTGCTGGATCTATCTACGTCAAGGTAGATAACGGATACGAACTTGAGGAATTGCATAACGTATCGAACTC